CTAAGCATTTATTTTCCTTAATGTATCGGCAAGCAATTCTTCTTCAGTACCAAATTTATTTTCAAATGTTTCTTGTCCTGCATGAAGTGCTACACCATGACCACCATGTTGATGATGCAATGGGCACAATGGAATTGCGTGCATAAAATCATTACGCATTCCTACTCCCATACCATGTCGTATGTGATGTATATGTGGAGGTGAATAACCATAACCTTCTCTTAAACAAACAATGCAACCCAGTTGTGATAACTTATCATAATGTTGCTTCTCTGCTTTGGTCAAAATGAAATCCCAATCCGATTGCAAATCGCTGAATGTCTTGAATGTAATTTTTAAACTCATCAACATTTAAAGACGTAGTACTCTTTATAGCATAGATTTCAGAACCTGCAACTGTTTTCTTTTCTGATAGATATTTGAAACGAAACATATCATGCAGCTCTTCTTCAGAATATCCTGTGTAATCACCAAGCTCTTTTAATATTGCCCAGTAGTAATCATTTTGAGAATTACTTCTCTTAGATTTAAACTTACCAAGTTCTAAGTCACCTTCTTTTTCAAAGTCATGACGATGAATTTTTGCTACTGCTAATAATATGTTGTGTTTCGTTATCCTCATATTTTTTGCTCCAGTTAGTAGATTTGTAAACCATTCCATTTTTTAATGTTACCTTCCATTCAGTAGGTGATAAAAGTTTTCCTTCTTCATCAATGTCAAAGTATTTAAACCATTCAGTTGTTTTGTAGTTCATATTGGCTTATCCCTATATCTCAATGACTTTGGTTGAAACCATAATGGTATAGATCCTTCCCACTCAAAATGCCTTTGCTTATTCACAGCCATAAATCCATCTGGAACAATCCTTGCATCTTCTTCAGAAAGTTTACCCTCCATTATGTCTTTTTCTTTTTTCTTATTACGGTACACCGAAACGCAATTGTCTGCAAGATTGGTGATTGTCGCAGAACCTGCCACGTCAAACTTACTAGGTGTATGAGTTGTTTCATCTATTGTTTTTCTGCTATGTGCAATAAGATGAATGTGAATATTTAAATCTCGTGCTGCAATACAAAGTTGATCAACAAACTTCTTCTGGCCATTGTAATCATCCTCATTAATAGAGCACTTCATTAATGAATCTACCACGAAATGCTGAATACCTAATTGCTCAGCTCCATAATAAATAACTGACAATACTGCTGTAGGATTTGTGCTTCCTAACTGATCGTACAAAAATAATTTATTAGTTGCATTATTGCAAAAATCAGTTATTGCACCTTCTGTAGGTTCGCTAGTACCTACTGATTGACGGATATATCTGGCCAATGTACTTCTGCATGACATCTCAAAAGAACAGATCATAACCTTGTAGTTCTCAATAAGTTTAAGCGTTACATAGCTGAGAAGCATACTCTTGCCATGTCCGCTGTAACCAGACCAGACTGTCGTTTCCCCTAAACGAAGTCTGAAATTTTCCGCTTTATCAAACGGAAGATACGCACCGCTTTGTACCTCGCCAGAGAAGTATCCAATAGTAGATTCAATAAAAGTATCTGGACTCTTAATTTTACGGTATTCATCGCTATCCCTTCTAAAAAAATAGTTTTTAATTTTATCCTCATCAACAATGAGGTTCTGTACTTTTTCTTCTAATGACATAAGTCGTAGGCCTTTCTCAGTCTTTGTGATGCCACCATTAGTCTATCGTGATCTTCTAGTGGTAGCTTTTTCCCATTAGCAATATCTATAGCAGCCAGAGCTACAAGTAATGTTTCATTAGAGATAGATTTTAAAACAGAATAAGGATTAAATGGTTTTGATACTGGCTTAAAGTCACCAATACGTTGAGGCACAATATCATCAAAAGTTAATCCAACAGCACCAAGTATATCATTGGCTGCACATCCTGCAAAGCAATTAATAAGAATTCTACCGTCTGGAAGTTCTTTTACCCCTAGCGATGCTGTTCTATCGTCATGGGCTGGGCATATACATTGGTATTCGTCTTTGCCAGACTTGTAAGATTTTTCAAAGTGACCAATAAATTCATAGATATTCATTCTACGTCCTTTATAAAGGATATCTTCTTATCTTCTTTCTTCTCATATCCTCTCTTCTCTTCTTCTCTACTCTCTTCTCTAGCATAATCCTTATATACTTTGTATATAGAATTGTCTGGATCGCTTTCAAACCAAGCGTTAAGAGTGATTAGCATATTCTGGACAAACTCTTTATCCTTATGCAATCTGAAACATAGTTTTTTGAGATCTGGAAGTTCACCGTTCTTTTCTGAGGCCAAGCACCAAAGTTCAAAAAGTGTGGCCTTTTGGTCTGAACTTAGTTCATGCCAATCTGGATCATTTATAATGTCCCTACCGTAAACCTTGAACCAAACCATAGATGTTTTGTTCTTAAAATGCTGAAATTTACTCCAATTGCGTATTCTCATAAATCCTCCGTTATAGTGAGAAAATGCACGTTAGCACAATTTTTAACGAATTGCAAACTATTTTAGTATAAATATTATATAAATATTATATAAATAGTTCTTGACATATTTTACCAAATCTATAAGATAACTATATCAACATTAACAACGGAGCAATAAATGGAATCAATAGCAGTATTAAAAAGTTACATAGAAGATTTAAAGCACCATGACTGGTACTATAATTTTTCAGATGATCATCAAGCATGGATGCTAGGATCGGCCACAGAAACAAAATTGCTTGAAACAGCAAAATCTATTGACCCAACTTTTGAAATCTGGAATACAATAGCTCCAGACCAATTTAAGGATGGCAAAAATGGATAGGTTCTTTAGAATTATTACTAACACAAGGTTACAAAAAAAGTTTACACAAAAGTTTTATGTTGGGGTAAAATGGTTTTGTATCATATTTTGGAGTTACTTCATTTATGAATTCATTAGATAAAATTATTGCAGAATTAAAGGCCGCTGCAGATGAACTAAAGGCCGATAACGATAAAGCGGAGCAAAAAGAAAATGGACGATATACAGTTTTACCAGCAGTACCAGCAACAAGAGCAACAACAATTAGAACAACAACAAAAACAAACGGAGGAAAGTGATGTCAATAGCTAAACAAGGTATAGTAAATATCAAGGGCAAGGATTATAAAACAGTTGCTTTGCGTGTTGCAGAGTTTCGTGAAAAATATCCTAATTATTTTTTAACAACAGAGATTGTAAAAATTGATGATGATCAATGTATTATTAAGGCTTATGTTGGCCAACACAAAGAAGATGGTTCAGCACAAACATTTGCTACTGGCCATGCTCAAGAGTTTCGTAAAGCAAGTCAAATCAATGGTACATCTTATGTGGAAAATTGTGAAACTTCTGCTATCGGTAGGGCTTTGGCTTGTCTTGGTATTGGTGGTACTGAGTTTGCTTCAGCTAATGAAGTGCTTAATGCTATTCACCAACAAAACAATCCAGTTGTTGAAAAGATTTCAGATGAGGATCTTGAAGTTATTAAAGGCCAACTAATCTTATCTCATGAAGCTGGTGAGTTAAAACAGGCCTTCCATAAGTTAAGTCCATACGCACAAGAAAAATTGCGTGACTTTGCTAATGATTTAAGAAAAGCTGCATGAGTCATTTAAAAAACAATGCTAGACACAATCGTATTACCGCTAGTAATGCATGGGCAGCGGTTTATGAGAGGCAAAAACTTTGGAGGGACATGACGTTTCGTAGCCCTCCATTTGAAGGTAATGAGGCCACAGAATGGGGTCAACTTTACGAGCCAGTAGCATTGAGTCAGTTTGAAAAAGATATGGATGTTATCTGTGAGTCTGGTAATAAATTAATACTCCATCCAGAGTTGCCATTTGCCGCCAGCCCAGATGCCTTCATTGATTCAATTCCAGTTGAGCTGAAGTGTCCTTTCACTCAAGTGGTATATCCAGAGATACCAGAACGATATTATTTTCAAGTCCAGTTACAGCTTGAAGTATGTGACCAACCATACGCATGGTTTTATGTTTGGACACCAGATGCAACACAAGTAACTAAAGTAGAACGCAATAAAGAATTCATTGAATGGTACACACCGTTAGCATTAGAGTTTTTAAAATCTCTTGAAGATGATGTTGAACCAGTAAGATGGAAACGTAAGCCAATTTTTAAAAAGGAGTAATGTATGGCGGATTATGATAATACCAATACTTTTGTATTGTTTAAGAACGATAAAGGTGACAATCCTAAACGTCCAGACTACACAGGCAATGCTAATGTAGATGGAATTGAATTTAGAATTAGTGGCTGGATTCGTGAAGGTGCTAATGGTAAGTTTATTAGCGGATCTGTTCAAATGAAGGAAGCTGCAAAATCTGCAGAAAACAACGAGGATGTCCCTTTTTAGGACACCCTCAATTGGAGTTACTTGTTCATAACGTACATAGTTACTTCAAAACCGAAACGCATTTCAGTAGCTGCTGGAGTTGTCCACATGGTATTAATCCTTAAAGGTTTCTGGCTTATGCCATTAAGTGTGATTATACACCCAGCAGGCTATCTGGAATATCAGTAAAACCATGAAAGAGGTCTATGTTTAAGTTTGAGTTTAAGGAGTCAATAAGGGCAGAATTAGCAACCACACCACACGCTAGATTGTTTCATGCAATACTATTGCAGGCCATGAAAGATGCTATAGATGGTTATGGTACTGAACGTGAATCTGCTATTAGATGGCTTAATGAACACGATAACGTTGTAAAAGACATATGCCTAATATTATCTGGATATGATGAACATTATATTCATGACATTATAGGAAAACGTAATAATGGACATTCATAGTTTAGAGCTTGATATTGCCTGCTACAGTACTGCTGTCTACCATGAAGTTAATACAAGGACACTTGAAGAAAAGCTGGGTGTTATTAACGTAATCAGAAACAGACTTAAATCTGGTAAATGGGGTCATAGCGTGTGCAGCGTTGTGTACGCATCTGGCCAGTTCGCTGTGCAAGATGAAAGGCAGCACCCAGTAAATGAAAAGGCATATCTTAAAACTAAGTTATTAGTGCTTGACACCATAGTGTTTAACAAGTATGCTAATCCCGTTGCTAACAGTCTGTATTTTCATGATGACTCTATACCGCCAAAAAAAGAATGGTTTGGCCGCAAAAAGATAATACATATAAAAAGGATGGTTTTTTATTGATGAAGCCTATAGCGTTTTTAGTGGAAGAGTTTGACAGCACAGGCCAGCTTGTTTGGTCTGGACTTATGACTTCAAAGCCAACGTCATTAGAAATTTCTCAAGATATAAAAAATAAACTACATAATTGGACTATCACACCTTTAATCCCAGATACAAAAAATATTATTAAAGTAACTAACGTTAAAAAATATGACAGCAAAAAGTTAATTGAAGCAAACAATGGACTGTAAAATTATACATAAATTACATGAAGTAAATTATGACTGATAGTATTGCAGTTATTACTTCAACAATAGGCAGAGAAACATTACACGATACAATTAAAAGTGTTCAAAGCCAAACAAGAAAAGCAACTCACTATGTTTTTGTTCATGGAAAAGAATTTGAAGAAAAATCTAAAATAATATTAAATCAATATAATGATGTTGTGCCAATATACCTTCCAAACAATAATGGTAATGATGGATATGGAATGGCTGCAGTATATGCTTTAGCTCCATTTGTAGTTTCTGAAAGTATTATATGTTATTTAGATGATGATAATTTTTATGAAAAAAATCATATACAAAAAACGGTTAGTTTAATAGAAGAAAACAATTTAGAATGGGCTTATTCTTTAAGACGTATTGTAGATAATGATGGAAATTATATTTGTGATGATGATTGTGAAAGTTTAGGTTATTTCCCAAATACAGCAAAACAATATTTAGTAGATAATTCTTGTTATGTTGTAAAAACAAATTTAGCTAGACAAACAAGTTATAAATGGTATTATCCAATATGTTCAGATAGAAATTTTTTAAAAGGTTTATTAGAGTCAAAAGCAAAGTGTGGTTGTACTGGTGAAGCAACAGTAAATTATAGGCTATCTAAAGATGGTTCATTGTCTATGTCAAAAGAAGCATTTGTAACAAATAATAATTTTAATCATAATAGATTTAAAGGAAATTTTGCATGGAGAAAAGCATCAACATTTATACCAGAATAGGGATATTATGAAACCTAGTTTATTTATAGCAACACCAATGTACGGAGGTTTGTGCTATGGCACATATTTTGAGTCTATGCTTAAACTACAAGCATGGCTTATCTCTAAAGACATAGACGCATACTTCTCTTTCCTTTATAACGAAAGTCTTATTACTCGTGGTCGTAATACACTTGTGAATGACTTCTTAAAAGGTGATGCTTCACACATGATGTTTATTGATGCTGACATTAGTTTTGAACCAGAACACTTCTTTAAAATGCTTGATGCTGACGTAGACATTATCTGTGGACTATACCCTAAAAAAGAAATTAATTGGAATGCTGTTAAATTTGCCATTGAAAAGAAAGTTCCAGATCATCAACTTAAATATTTTACTGGTGAGTATGTTGTTAGCACTATAGAAGAAAAAGAAAATCAACTTGTGCCAATTGATAAACCATTTGAAATTAAACATGGCGGTACTGGCTTTATGTTAATTAAACGTGAAGTATTTGAGAAGTTAAAAGATAAGTGTCCAACATACACACATAACATGAATGACGTTAATGACAATTCTGATCTAGGTGATAAAGTAACAGAATACTTTGCCACTAGCATAGATGAAAAAAATCATTTATTAAGTGAAGATTATCATTTCTGTAAATTGGCTCGTGATAATGGAATTAAAGTACATGGTGCAGCTTGGACACAATTAGTCCATACAGGAACTTATCAATATAGTGGTAGGCTTGTTTAATAGTTTATAATGTTAAAGAACTAATTTATGTATACAAGAGCAGACAGCATAAGGCAAGCATACTTTATAAGAAATTATATTGAAGATAATCCTAATTGCACAATGAAAAATATTATTCAAAATTGTGTGACAAATGTTCATAGGCTTAAAAATCTTGAAAGACAAGGATATATCAAATTACCTAAACCTACACCATATGGGGAACGAAATGGCCTTTTTAGAAAAACTGCTTGATTTTATTGTTTACTTATTAATTGTTAGTGGAATTGTTTGGTTTTTGTTTGGATGTTATACTTTAATTGATTTATTTTTTATGAAAGGATAGTTATGTCAGATAACGTAAACCACCCTAGACACTATAATATCGGAGGCTTAGAAACCATAGATATTATTGAAAGTCGTTTAACTAAGGAAGAATTTGTAGGATATTTAAAAGGTAGTAAAATGAAGTATGACTTGCGTTATCCATTTAAAGGAAATGTAGAAGAAGATCTTGCTAAATCAGAATGGTTTAAAAATAAACTGATTGAAGTTATCAGAAGTGTAGAGGCTGTTAATCCTCCAGAGATTGAAGCTCAGCTTCAAAGGTTTGATGACGAATAATGTCACCTATTGTAAATACTGAAGTTAAGATGCCTCAGCGTATGCTTGAGGCTCTTACATTACATGAAACATATTGTGTAATGTCTAGCATTACAAAAGTAAATGAAAGTGAAGTACGTCAATGGTTGTTAAAGAACTTTGATCAAAATATGTCAGATGAATTTAGTTCTGATTATTTATTTAATACCCCAGTTTCTTAAGTAAATCTGCAGTAAGGATTCCAGCATAAGGTTTCATTTGCAATGCCCTTATATCCGTCTGAGATGGATTTAATGGATCTAATATTTTTCTTTGCTCTACCACTTGTGGCAATAAT